AAATTCAGAATAATCTGTAGTCTTATTCACAAACAATTCAATTAATTTCACATCTAATGATTTATAGATTTGAGAAAGAGGGACTGTTTTGTAAGTAGAGGAGAAATTGTAGCTCATATTATATATACCATATTTTTATTATCAGTCTTATTCTAAAAATAAAAATATCAATTTTTTTATATGCAGCCTTATGGACTTATTCGTTCTTGATGTTTCTCATCAAGAACGAATAAGTCCATAAGGCTGCATATAAAAAAATTAATTAAATGAATTTAACTCTGATTATAAAATAAAATAATATATAATGTTCGATGTTTCACATCGAATATTATATATTATTTTATTTTATAAATCATGAGTAAATTCACTTTTATCAATTTTTTTATATAGGAAGTTCATTCTTTGTTTTTTCAAAGTAATATTTCATAGATCCGATCAAAATATTAGTAAAGACTAATGATGTATTTGGAATAATGATCCATATTTCGTTAATTAAAGAGCCATATAGCATAAATCCAGAACTGGCAATAATTTGTAAAATAATAAAATAAATAGAAATATCTTTTGCAGATTTTAATCGAAATGTAGAAAAAACTTGAAAGAATGGAGTGATTGCAAGTAGTAAAGATGATATCATACCAATATAAAAAATATAAGTATCCATTATATTTTTTATAAACAATATATTTTTAAATAAAGTAATATTAAAAGATTTATGTGATGATTTCAATCAAACGTACATACGTGAGGACACGAGTACGACAACAATATTTCTTAACATGATATTTGTCAAGTAAAGCAGCTTTAGCGTCGTTTTTTTCATCCTCAGACATTTTAGGATCATTATCAATTTTAGCAAGGTCATTTTCGTAAGGTATTTGGATATCGGCTAAAAGATGACCGCAAGTGAAACAAGTTTGAGGTAGCATTATATATATATTAAATATTTATTATTTAAATTAACTAAATAATAAATTTATCAATTTTTATGTGAATTATTATATAATATATATTTAATGACAGAAGTAAAAAGTGAGATAAATCAAATAGCAAACTTTAATCCAAAAAAATATATGATTGGCGGACAATTTGATTTAGCATCTTTTAATGCAGATTTTTTAAAAGTAATTGACAAGCAAGAGATTGAAGCAAAAAAAATAGAAAATAAAAAATTAAGAGAAATTAACGATTACTACTATAATGAAAAAAAATATGGATACCATCAAAAAGATGATCTAAGCGACCTCACAATTTCAAATATTTTAAATAAATGGTTTGATGCAATAGTGGGTATATTGACTGACATATTAAGATTTAGTGGTTCGTTTGATGATTTTAAATATATATTTACAAAAGAGAATCGTAAATTTTACATTGGATTGACAATATTGTTTGTGGTATCTTTATTATATTTCATAAATAATTATATATTGAACGATAAAAATAACATATCGATTGGCTCAGTTGCGAAAAAATTTGTTGATTTTGATTGAAATTTAAAATTGATAGTAAGAGTCGCGATTAGAAAATTTATAGGTGGTTGAAGATGGATTTTTATAATCTTTTTGAGGACCCGACTCAATTGTATATCTATCGTAATTTATTGGAATTTTTTTATTTTTAAAATCTTTAGCACATTTATCAAATAGGACGTTAAAGATGATATCAATCGTATCTTTGAATTTATGCGTGATATTTTTAAAAAAATCATAATTATCATAAGATGGGATATTAATAATGTATCCACTGACGATATTTAAAATATCATTACGTTGATCGTGCATTGAATCAATATATAGATCACATTTTTTGAGATCATTATTAAATACAATAGATGAATTATCAATAAAAGTATTAACAGCATCAATTAATTTATTTTTAATTTCATTAGGAGCACCTGCAGACTTATCAATTGAATTAATTTCAATTACTAATTTTTTTAGATCTGCATAATTTTTTTCTAAAGATTTTTCGTTATTGCGAGCTATATTGTTATACAATGGTACATCAAACGATAAATAATTAGTGGAATATAAATGAAATATAATAGATCCAATTATGACGACAATAATCGTAAATTTATAATCGACATAATTAGACAATGATTTTAATAATAATAACAATATAAATAGATGAACTATTTTGATAGTTTGCATATATATAATAGTTGATAAAAAATTGATTTATTTATACTAAATAAATAAATATAAGAGAATGAATATAAAACTATATATGGATACAGCGACTAAGCTACTAGAAATATTGTCATTTTTAGGTTTCAATAAAGATGCAGATATTGACGATGATAACTATCTTTTATTGAAAAAAAATATCAAGGATATATATAATATATTGTATGAAAAAGCATTGGATGACAAGACTATTGATAAATTATTTAGTGTTTGTTACAAGTTAAATGACAAAGATGAAAGTCCTCCAATGATAATATTAGACTCATATAAAACATTAAACCTACCGAATAATATTGAGGTTACAGATGATATTAAAGAAGATGTTAAAATAAACAATATGAATTATTTATTAGATGATGTGTCGATTCCAAATACAAGATTAGAATTAGATAATAATTTAACGGTAGATCAGTATGATGAGGAATATGAGAAATTAATTAATAAAATCAAACCTACTTTAACTGGACTTTTGAAGGAGAGAACCGCCCATTTTGATTATTTAAGAAATTTACCACAGCCGGTTCAAAAGAGCAAAGAATGGTTTCAGTTGCGTGATGGTATTATAACGGCAAGTGCTGGTGCCGATGTATTAGGCGAATCTAAATATGGAACACGTGCAGACATGATATTAGACAAGATTGGTCTGCTACCAAACAAGTATAAAGAGAATATGTTCGTCCATCATGGAAAAAAGTATGAGTTGATAGCGACTAAAATATATGAGCATCTTTTTAATACAAAGGTTACCGAATTTGGTCTGGTTCTATATCAAAATGATAAATCTGATTTGGAACCAATTAATTTCATGGGTGCAAGTCCAGATGGTATCAGTTCATGTATAACATTAGATGGCAAACCAAATCCATTAGTGGGTCGTATGTTAGAAATCAAATGTCCTTTGAGACGAAAGATTGAAACAAGTGGTCCAATAGATGATGGAATATGTCCTCATTATTATTGGATACAAGTACAGATGCAATTAGCGTGTTGTAAGAATGAGGAATGTGATTTTTGGCAATGTAATATACAGGAATATTCTGAAGATGATTGGATCACAGATAGAACAGAAGACGAACCAATAATATGCAAGAGTACTCAAGAACAGAATGAAACTCTACCAATAAACAGTAAAATTACAAAAGGATGTATAATTCAATTACTACCAAAAGACAAAAGTAAAATACCAAAAGGTGATAGATGGGAATGGTATGCGAAATACATTTATCCATCAAACATTATGATGACTGATAAAGAATATTTAGAATGGACTAAAAACATAAAAGACAATTGGAACACATTATATCCGGAGTATGAAAATGGGTATTATTATGATCGTGTATTATATTGGAAATTAATATCGTGTCATAATGTGTTAATTAAACGAGATATTGAATGGTTTAGATCTAAAATCCCAACATTCAAAGCATTTTGGAGTGAAATTTTATATTTAAGAGCTAATCCAGATGAAGCACATAAAAAATTAGATGAATGGAATTCAAAAAAGAGAGTATATAAGAAGAAAGAAGTGACAGTAGCAGAAGTAGATACAACAGGTCTTGATTTTATAGATTCGCCGATAGAGCCAGTAGTAAATAAGCCAACCATAAATAAAGCAGTAAAAAGTTCTAAACAAGTACTTACGACTAATCCGGTAAAGATAGGGAATAAGAAGAACAAGATATTAAATGATGATGATTTCTTGTCGGATTAAGCTTTATTTTTGACAACAAAATTGTTAAAATAGCCAGTTAATTTATTATCAATATTCATATTTTTATATAAAAAGTTAAAAAATATATACATTTGATACATTGGATTAAGTGGATGGAGAATATAATTACAAGAACATGAATAGTCTTTATTTATTGGGGAACAAATACAAACATTAGTAGTAGAAACATCATAATCCAAGAAGAATATTTGTAATGGAACATTATTATTATCAGCGAGTTGAATAGAGAATTTGTTTAATTTGAGAGGAGTTTTATCGAATACTTTTTCTATATTTTTGGTTTCAGCATATAGAAATTTATTTTTAATTACTTTAGGATATAATTTGAAAGTGCTAATTTTTTGATTAACAGTAGTAGTATATTCATGTACGTCATCATTAAGTTCATATATATTAAGATGTAATGATCTATCTTTACGTGAAGAGTAAGAGTAATCAATATAATATTTATAAATATGTTGTATAGAATTATTATTATAAATGTAACTATATGTATTAGACGTATCATATTGAGTAATAATATTAATTTTAGTATTGGGAACAAAGTTAGTGATAGTAATGAAAATATTATGAATATTAGTTGCTGTTGTAATGGGTACAAGGAAAGTTTTGTTATTAGCAAGGGCGGATAGATTGGCTAACAAAAAAGATCCTATTTCGGTGTAAAGATCATTATTTGATACATCATCTTGAACTATATTAAAATGGTCTGGTATAATGATACTATTAAGATTAATTTTATAAACATTTGGAATTATAGTTCCGATACGTGGTCTAATAAATTTGTCTTCGCCTTCACCATAATTTTTATTTAAACTACCATTCGGATTAAAAACGTTACGATCTTTAAATAGGACCTGATTATATCCGACATAGGTAGTGAAGTCGAAAGGATTTTTGAAGATAATAAAATCTCTATCAGCACTACTGATTTGGATCGTTCTATTAATATAAATATGATTATCGATATAATCGGTATGATTTTCTGGTCGTAGATAGATGCCGTAAGAGTCTGATAATTTTTCGACATTTTTAGAATGTTCTATAATTTGAATGGAAGAGTCAATGACGGGTATAATTTTATTGGAAGTGAAAGCAGGCTCATAAGTTGCTTTGCGAAAGAGTGTTCTATTTTTTTTTATATTCATAATATAAGATTATTATAAATAAAATTATAAAATTTCTTATTCTATAATTTTATTTTTTTGTATTTGGTTTAAAAAAATTTAATAATACCTATTATATTTTTAATTATGAATACTGAATTTTTTTTAAATAAGAGAAATATTGGATTGTTATTTAACACCGTTATTAAAAAATATAATTTACCAACATCCGAAAATTATAAAGCTGCTTTGATCCAAGTTATTGTTAATGATATGAAAGTTATTAACAAAAAAATTGATCCTGGAAAACTTGCATCTAAATCACCGGACGAATTAAACACTGTATTACACCAACTTAATAGTAAAATTATAGATGAAATAAAAAATAGATTACCTCCTAATAATATCAATCTTGCTGCCAGAAATCCTACACAACAATCCGTTATTGTTCCACCACGTCCATCTAGTACCACAATGAATATGTCATTAATGCCATCTCCTAATGTGAATGATAGAGACTATTTATTTGCACCCGTACCGAACCAACATAGTAACATTAATATGATAGATCAAAATATGAATACTCGACAATTAAATGAAGAACAATCTAAACAATCGTATGAAGCATATATGGCACAAAGAGAGTCTATGAATTTTAATAGAGATGCAAATAGACCACGCACACCTGATTTTTCATTGGATGGTTCTGGTAAAAAGAAGAAAGAGGAACAACAACAACAACAACAACAACAACAACAACAACAACAACAAATTAGCGCAGGGCGACATTCACAAAATCAAAATCAACAAAATCAAAACAGAGTTCAGTCAAGTCAGACGCCAATTGAAAGATTACAAGGAGGAAATTCGAATTATGATATTAATGGTAAAAAAACAAATGTAGAACATTATAATAGTGGTATTTTAGAGCAATATAAATCAGATAACCCAATTGATATGATGGCATTTAATAGTGTTGATGAATATTCAACAAATCTAGATTCTTTCAATACAGGAATAGATCAAAAAATGATAGAACAATTTCAAGAGCGAGACACTACTAAGGCGTTAGCAGAAATGGAACAACAAAGAAGTTCTATTTCGATTTCAAAAAATGAACCAAATCAATTCCAAACATCAATAAAACAGTTACGAGAACAACAAGATCAACCTAAACAAAATTCAAGACAACAATTATTAAACAAAAATGTCGTCCAAAATAATAACAATAACAATAATATGTCGTACGAACAACCACAGATGCAACGACCACCAATGCAACAACCACAGATGCAATCATATATGCAACAACCTACCCAACAACCACAGATGCAACGACCACCAATGCAACAACCACAGATGCAATCATATATGCAACAACCTACCCAACAACCAATGCAACGACAACAAATGCAACCGACCCAACAACAAATGCAAAGACCACAAATGCAACCTACTCAACAAATGCAACCATATATGCAACGACCACAAATGCAATCACAACAAATGCAACCACCACAAATGCAACCACAACAAATGCAACAGATACAACAAATGCAATCACAACAAATGCAACAAATGATGCAGAATAAATTGAGAGGAGGAAGTGAGCCTGTATATCAATCAGGAGGGATTATAGATACATCACAAATTGACATTAATATAAATAATCCAGAGAGCTATATTTTACCAAAAGAGAAACATCTAACACTTGAGGAGTATCAAATGATGATGTCAAATGAGTTAAAACAATTAAAAGAGCAATTATTATCCAAATCTCCGAATTCCAATCAAATGAGTTCGAATGATTTAACAGAAGAGCTTGAGAAATACAAAGAAATGAGTGCATCATTACAGGGACAATTGGATGAATTAAAACAAAAAAGTAATTTATTAAGTGATGAGAAAATGCAATTATTAGATAAAAAGAAAAATGAAATAATGACTGAACTATCGAGAGTTAGAGAAGAGCATACTAAGTTGGAAAAGACGATAGAGAATAATACAAAGTCGGAGCAAAATTTAGAAAATAAAAAGAAAGAAATAATAAAATTGATAGAGCAATATGATTACAAAATATTTTCAGAAGAGCATGATATAATAATAAATAGCAATGATTTGAAATTTGAAGGTAAGAATATATATAGATACAATTTACCATACAAACTTGAAAACGTGATGCAAATAATGTTATTGGACCAAAATTTTGACAATAATATGAGAAATATAACACCGTTTAACAATATTTTAGTGATAGATGATATTGATGGAGAGGACTTAGAAAAAGAAAAAGAAAAAGAAAAAGATGACAATGAAGATTCTCAAGAAAATTCTTTAGAAAAAGATATAGATGATTATGATAGTGAAAATACAACTTTAATGGACTATAAGTATGAGAATAGAAGATTAGAAATAATGGTAGATACAGGTAAATATGAATTAGATATATTAGTTGTATCAATAAATAAAGTCTTAAGAAAATTTAAATTAGAGATAGGGTATGATCCAATAAAGTTCATAGTACAGATACGTTCATTATGCAATAAAGAGTTTAAATTAGTGAAGGCAGAGAATGATCTATACACAATGTTAGGATTTAATAATGATGTGATGAATAAAGCTGGTAATAAATTTCGTGGCAGGAAAATGGCAGACATGAAAGTTTGCAAACAAATAAGTATTAATATAGCAAATATAAATAATAATTTGTTAGGGAAAGTGAATGTAAATCAATCTAAAATAATTTCAAATTTGATGATTATGAAACCATTTGTTAAAACATTAAATTACATCGATCTTGTATTTACTGGCGAAAATGGAAGACCTTATTGGTTTAATTTTGATGAAGGTGAAACATTTAGCCTTCATATATCAATCAAAGGGAAGATAGTTGAAGATGATAAAAGTAGATATATAAATAAGATAATAATAAACGAACAATAGATTTAATCAGAATCTTCATAGTCATCTTGATCGTCATCTCTTTTATTATCATAATCTTTTTTATCGGGATTTTTGAAAGAGAAATAAACTTCTCTACATTGATTAACTTTATTATCAGGGAGTGCTTGACCGATGATTTCAGTAATTGTTTCACCTTTTAGCAAACGTAAAATGAAATTTATACTATAGACACCACACTCTGAATTTTTAAATTGTTTTCTATTTTGATTATACAAAATACTTGCTTGTTTCAATCGTTCAATATTATTTTTTTTATCCGGTTTCATGAAAGAATCATCAGCATCAATCTGCATATTAGTATGTTTTTTGACACACCATTCGGCTATTCTTTTAACAAATTTACGAACCCTCTTTTCTGGTCTTTTGGCATAAGAATCAAAGAAATAAATTTGAAATTTATTAAGATCAAAGAATAAAGCTATCCAATGGGCTCCACTCTTGTAAGACTCATCTGTATTAAATATAACACCCACTTTATGCTTTCCACCGTTATAAAGTTTATCAAAATTTAATTTAGCAATACCTAAAGATGGTAAATCATCAAAGTCCATTGGAACAGCACCTAAAAATGTAAAATCAGAATATAATTCTTCGTATTGATCCATAATATCTTCAATATTAGTAGTATTTAACCAAGTAAAACGTCCTTGAGGTCCTTCAGGTCTAAAAGTTAATTTTTTGATGTCATCTTTATCTTTGGTGTATTTAACAAAATCTTGTTTAATCCAACATAATTGGTCGTCGCAAACATCTTTAAGACGGTCATTTAATTGTTCGACTAATCGTCTTTTAGAGTCAGACATTTTAATTTTATCTTTATTTTTAATTTTTCCGTCAGCAATAAATTTGTTAAATGCTTGAGACATATCCTTTAATGCTTCAAGTGTGAAACACGAGCCTTCGGAATATTTTTTAGCAGGAGCACATTTTTGGTCTTCAATGTCAGATTTAAACATCATGTTAGTTTTAGGATCAATATTTTTAGTTTTTTTGTTTGCACCACCAGACATCTTTTTAACAGACATCTTTTTAGATGTTTTCTTCTTAGAAACTTTTTTCTTAGAAACTTTTCTCTTAGAAACTTTTTTAGAAGTTTTTCTATATTTTTTTATATCCATAATATAAAAACATATATATTTTATATTCCATTCTAAAAATTATATTTTATAAAAAAATTTTAAGCATTTAACCTACATTTATTGATTTAATTGTTTGGTTCTTCGTCTAGCATTCGTTGTTCTTTTCTTTGCTAAACTTTCATTCGAACTATTTGTAACCTTATTTGGCACCGTCAAATTACTGTTCTCTAATGACTCTAACGAAATTTCATCAATTATAATATCATTTTTTGTTGGAACTAATATTGGTGTTTTTTTAATTACTCTACAAAAATTATCATCTTTGGCAGATATTGTTTGAACGATATCTTGATTTGACTTATTTGATAATGCTGAATTAATCTGATTGTCAATGTTTTTTAACTGTAATATTAAATTCATATTCAATTCCATATGACCGTTTATCCAAAAACCAACTTCGTTTTTATTTGCATCATACACTTTACCACCATCAATCATCTCTACATAATAAGTGTTTCCTTCATATTCAGTCTTATATAGTAATATTGGACTATCAATCTCATTTTTTGATATATTCATATATTCACTGTCAGAATTATTACCATCATTTAATTTCTCATTGGTCTCATTGGTCTTCTTTTTTTTCTTTAAATATTTATTTTTCAATTCATTTGCATCTAATCCATAATCAGTAGATACACGATTTAATAGTTCCTCTTTAATACTATTAATCTCATCTTCATAAGAGTCACGAACATTTTTAGTATATGTATTTACTTGACTCATATATGTAGCAGTTATTGATTTAAGCTCTTTTAGAGTAAGTACTACTTTAGTTTTCATTTATATGTATGATTTATATATATATTGTTTATATTTGTATAAGGTTAAATATATCAATTTTTTTATATATTGTAATAAATTTCTTTATATACAAAATAAATTATTATTGATTTATATTTAAAGTTTCAATAAACTTGGTACATTCATAAATTCCATTATTCCACAATTTTTTGACGTCATCTTCTTTAAAACTTTGAATAGATATATTCTGTATCAATAATTGATCCAGATAATAACATCTAAAATTATTTAATTTTATTATTTCATTAATATCATTTTCATATAGCATGTCACATATAAGATGTATTAGATTGTCTAAATAAAACAATAAATTTTGACCTAATATAAAATTATTTGGTCTTTTAATATTTTTGGCACAAGATATCACAACATTGATATCGTTTGCATATTGAGAAATTATTTCTTTGTTAAGTGGTAAATATTTTATTAGTCCTCCATCCATATAATATTTATCTCTGATATTTATAGGACGCGAAAACAACCATAGGGAACAAGAACCAATTATATGATCTATATGATCTACATCATTACTACAATCGATATATTCAATCGCAGCATTTGATAAATTGGTAGTACATATTGTTAATTTATTATTTTTGCGAGAACAATATTTACGTATTAAATCATAAAATTTTTTGGGATTGATTAAACAAAATTTAAAAAAAAATCCATAGATAATAGAGATTATTGGACCAATAAATGGAATTTTACACCAATAATCAACC